CCAACAGCAGTTCCAACCAAACGTTGGAACAGATTTAATAATTGAGAAAGAAGGTATAAGACATGGCATTAAATTATGCAGAACAGTGGAGCCCTGAACTCCTCGAAATCCTGATGCAGGGGACCCTGACATCACCGTTCGTAACCAGTAATGTAAGATGGCTGGATGCAAAAACTTTTCATTTCACACAGATGAGCACATCTGGATATAAGAACCATAAACGTACCGGTGGATGGAATACAGGAAGCTATGCACAGAAAGATGTACCGTACACCTTAACACACGACAGAG